TCTGCTCATCCGGCCCCATGGGCAGTTTTCCCTGGTGCACAGGTGAGAACTCGTTGTAGTGCTCAGTCCACAGATCTCGCAGTGAAGGGTCAGAAGCATAAGAGTCCCATCCCTCAGCCAGGTAAGTAATCATCAGAGCGGGTCCTGATATCGCAGACGAGGTGGATTCTATCGAAGCGGGAGTTGTTCTGGACAGAGTGCTCGAGTTGATTATTAAACCACCAGCACTCTCCAGGGGCCATGTAGACAGACTCCCCAGCACAGTTGAATACAGCGCCCGGCCCACTCTGCAGGACCATATGATACCGCTCGTAGTACTTCGCTGGTTCCGGCCGGTCAGGGAAGAGTTCAGCCGCAGGGGGAATGATATCTGAGTGGAGAGGAATCTCCACCCCCGGAGCCACACGAGAGATCATCACCCGGCCAAGATGCTTGCCTTTGACCCTGGTCATGAGGGCGAAGATATAGTCATGTGCTGCAGGCAGCTTGTGCCAAGGAGGATAATCTACCACGGCGACAGAGCTACAGATTTTATCCATATAATCCTCGCCAGGAGCATATGGATTGTATCTGAGCATAATATCATCCACGAGTTTATGAACTGCCAGCGGTCCCTCGTTAGTATATCTCACTTTATGTTGGTTCCAGAGCTCTGGCTGAGAGAAGAGCTGCTGCAGCAGAGCGCTGTAGTCGATGTTTTCTGCCAGGCGGAGGAAATTTCTCATGAGATAGTCTGGACTCTAAGGTGCTGGAAAAGATAGTGGGAGATGCGGCGAAGGCGCGCTGCATGGGCCGAGAGCTGTGAGCTAGCCATCTGGGAACCATACGGCAGTCGGAGTGCCAGAAGTCCAGCTCAGCCGAACGCCATCATTCCTCATCAGCGGCACGGAGCCGCCAGTCAGACTCACTGGGTAGTATCCCCCCGTGCGAGTTATCTCAATCTTACAGCCGAATGCTGTGAGAAAGCCATCCCCTGGGGCGGTGAAGAGGAAGGGAGAGGTAGTGAGGGTCTGAGGTACTTCCGGGGCTCCGGGGAAGTCTTTCAGCCGGATGAGTCCGACAAAGCCCCCCACAGACACGTCGTAGACCCCGATCTCTCCGGGGGAGAGCTGACGGAGGAACACAGCTTGGAATATCGGAACCTGGGAGCCGCCAGCTAGTTGCCATAGCGCAATCAGAAACCTCAGCCACTCAAGTCCCAGAAATCTGTTCTCATCCACAAACGGTGAGGCCAGCTCAGGGAATGCTACTGGGCCGACTCCTGGCTGGCTCATCGGTTCTGGTTCTCCAGCCGTCCCATAACCCAGGCTCCATTCAGCGCCGCTGGTCCGGGGATACTGTGGTAGACCTCATACAGGCGGAACTTTGAGAGCCCTGTTCCAGGCCACTGCGGCTGAGTGGTGTACTCACCGAGATTGCCAGCACTCTGTAGAACTCCGTTCAAGAACGTCCTCCCCCAGTCGTCGCTCCAACGCAGCGTAATCTGATCCCCTGGATTCGGCGTCGGGTCTGTGCCGCACTCGAAGGCTAACCAGAACGCTTGATGATGCACTGCACAGCCGTGGCTCGGGACAATCTGGCCTTGAGAGTTCTGTGCCGCCAGCAGATGGCTGAAGCCACGGATGAACGAGATGGCCATGGTTTCTCCCGCTACCTCATCTCGGTAGTAATCCGGGTCCATTTCGTACAGGGTCCCATCTTCCCAGTCTCCTGTAACATTCCGCCCATAGAGATTCGCGAAGCAGTTATTCCTCTCCCGGTGCAGGGTGCCGTTGGCATCGCTCCAGGCCCGCTGATGCCATGCGGCCTCTGGCACTCCGAGGGCGTCGTCAAAGACCCAGGTTTGATCCCCGGCAGGAAACTGCAGTACGTAGAAATAATGCCCGTCTTGCTGATAGGTGTAGCCAATGGCGTCAGAGACTCCGACGCTGAGGCTCATCTTTCTGAGAGCATAGCTGATAGCATGATTCGAGACAATCTTCGTCTCATACCCCCGCTGACGAAAGACCACCATCCCGTCTCCCTGGAGGTCCTTTCCGAGCCAGAAGGTGGAGATATCGCTGGTGGCCACGGAGTACTTAGCAGAGATACCATGCTCTATATAGGCCCCAGGAAGTATTGCGAAGGGAAACAGAGCATTCCCCGCGTTATACCAGATTTCGCTCTTCAGAGCTCCCAGCAGTAGAATCTGCCTCCGGTTAACTACCAGCGTTCGTAAGGGGTCTGGATATGCAACCTTGGAGGCGAAGTAGAGGGGATCGAATGTCAGAGAGCCACTGAGTGTCGAGCCCCAGTAGGGGCTCTCAGGTATCTGCGGTGCCCAGAGCACGAAGGTATCCAGGGTATCTACCCTATCAGCTCCCTGGAAGGTCCCCGTGCCATCTACCACCAGCTGAAAGCCACTCCCATCAGCGATGTTCCACTGCCAGCCGGAGTTAGAGCCATCTACCAGCAGGGCCTGGATGCCATTGTCTATGATAGAGCAGGGATTTGTCCGGCCTGGAGTGATAGTTCCCAGCAGCGTCAGCGACCAACTCGGCGGTGGGCCGATGAGATACACTCCATCTCCACAGACTCCGTAGCCAATGCCATTGGAGGCCTGGTAGAGGAAGCGCCAGCAGCTCCGACCACTGGCTACAGCCCTGCTGCGTAGCCCAGGCCGTTGATATAGAGTCAGCTGAAAGGCCGAGTCCTTTGGGTTGACCTCTGGGTAGTAATTCACACAGCGCTGAGCAGACGCAATAACAGACCTTGCGCTGTAAGCCCCACCGACAAACGACAGCTTATCCATTAGCTCATCTCATATTGCCAGTTTCTGAGAGGGGAGGGCATAAATTCTCCCCTCTCAGAAAACCAGCTCACCAGCCGAGCCTTACTGGTAAAGCGAAACCACCGGGCCGAGATCGGCGGTGTAGGTCGTCGGGGGAGTGATAGAGGCCGAAGTCCCGAACACTCCGGTGGCTGAGCCGGTGAAGACTCCGAGGCTGGGTGCATCAAGAACTGCCAGCTTCGCCGTAGTCCCATTGCTCTGCACCGCGATGAAATAGTTCCCGGCAGCGGCCAGGTAGGGTGCGGTGAAGGGAATGCGCTGGAACGTATTCGCCGTGCCCACAGTCACCCCTGCCAGCGCAGTCGTAGCCACCAGCACCCCGGCAGCATTGTGCAGCTCAAAGATGAACTTGTCAGTGCCGCCAGTAGAGCCAATTTTGGCCTGCACACCAGTAAACTGAGTCTGCACTCCGACGGTGTAGCTAACATAGTACCTGCTGCCAGCAACCGTAGTCTTGTCCACGGTGACTCCGAGAGCCTGCAGCATCACTGCCAGGTTCAGCGTAGTCACACACCCAGACTCCGGGTTCTCCCCCGCCACATTCTGCGTGTCAATATTCACCAGCTCTGTTCCGTCGAGAGAACCCAGCTGGGGCAGGCCATTGTTGATAAAACCACTCATTTGATTTCAGTCCTTTTCTTGGAGCCTTGGCTCCGGGTTTAGAGAGATTACAGATACTATCTATGCTGCCCTAGGCCGCGCCCTTCATTGAGCCGAGGGCAACCATGGCGGTTCTGATTGCATTAGCCAGGGCCACAAGGGCCGCTCCCTGAGTAATGATCAGATTGACCTGAGTTGCAATGGCGTCACCTTGGGCCTGAGTCGCAAAGCCCCAGGGGGTCGTCTGAGTCACGGCAGTCGTAGCCAGCGGGGTGATCGCTGTAGCAGATACCGCTCCCTGGGCCGCCGCTGCTGGCTGGACTACAGGAGTAACCCCATAGAGGCCAATGGTATCGGTGACTGCATCGCCAAGGGCAGAGTTTCCAGTAACTGTGAGGTTAGTGTAACTGCCACTACCACCACCAGCATTCACCGCTACGATCGTAGCATTCAGCTGGGCGATAATCTCATCCACCAGCAGACCATCGATGAGTCGAAAGCCTGGCGGGGGAGGGGTTCCAGATACTGCAGAGATTGTCATTGACTTTCGTCTCCTTCTCTTGGTCTGTCAGGGTTTACGAGGTAGGATCAGTGACCAGCCATACTACCAAGAATGGTTTAAAAACGATCTGAGAATATGTTATAAGCTCCAGGACCTCTGGTGCCGAGGTCGGGCAGGCGAAGCCTTGCGATCTGCGTATTCGCCCCACGCACGACAGCCAAAGAGTTCTGCGCCATGGAGGGTAGATAGTCTCCAGGAAAGGTTCCGATATTATACCTGGACCTGAGCCTCATCGCCAGATTGCTCATCATGCAGTTGTAGTACTCAAAGGGGAGGTCAATCGCCACGGTCAGATTCGCGAAGCTGGAGGGCAACTGTGCCATTACGCTGATGTGTACCGCATAGATTCCACCCTGAGGAACTGGGTAGATATAGAGGGTGGCCAGCGGCCAGCCGGTGTCTAAGAACACACAGCCGGGGTAGCTCACGAGGGTCTTCAGG